TTGAAGATGTTCTATCAAAGCTTGATCTTCTTGATCCTGATTCTGCTACTTTTGAAGATGTTTTTGAAGATGTTCTATCAAAGCTTAATCTTCTTGATCCTGGTTCTGCTACTTTTGAAGATGTTTTTGAAGATGTTCTTGTTAGTGATCCTAGTGTTAGTGCTCTTGATCTTGGTGTTAGTGCTCTTGATCCTGGTGTTGGTGCTGTTAGTGTTGTTGATCCTGACGCTGGTGCTGTTAGTGCTGTTGATCCTGACGCTGGTGCTGATGGTGCTAATCCTGATTTAACTTTTTCAGTTTCTGTTTCAGTTACAATTCCAGAAATAAAACTTTTAAATTTATTTGGATTTTTGCTAATAGTCTCGCTTAAACTAGTAACAGTACTATAAAAATTATTATATTCATTTTTAGATATTTTTTTACCTAAGTAATGTTCTAATTCTTCTTTTTCAGATAATATGATATTTGGAGATAATATACTCATATATATTAATTTAGAAATAAATGAAATTTAAAATAAAAATTCAAAATTATTTATTGGATATTTTTGTAAAATCCAATCTGGAAAAGGTACGTGATGTATACCTTTATTACCAGATCTATGATGTTCTTGACATAATACGATCATATTATACTCTGAATCAACAAATATATCTGGATTTTTTTGAACTTCTTTCCAATTAAAATGTTCACCAATATTAACTCCAGTTTGAATATTATAACAATTTTTAGCAAATTCTCCAAATTTTAGCCAATCAATTGCATTTTGTGCTGCTTTTTCACAATAAAAATGATGTGTTTCTAATTGACCTTCTTTTTCCGATTTATTACAAATAAAACATGGTATGCATTTTATTTTTACTAAATTATGATGTGTTTTATTATAAATCGATGAATTTTTACGACGTTCATGATTTGGATAATTTACTGTATAATGTGATGACATTTTCCTTTGATTGGATGTAATGCATTTCTGATTAACACTTATTGTTATTTGATTATCTAGTATATCATCATTTACTATAGTACTTTTATTATTACTATGTCCCATAAAATTAATACAATTTCCCATATATATCTTATGTATGGTTTAAGTAATTATCATCAATTTTTATTAAATTGTAAAAAATTGAAATAATATATTTAAAGGTATATATTATTTATTTTTATGGCTAGCCCAATTATATATTTTAACAATTTTATTGGTGATTTGAAAAGTAAGAATCCACAATTAAGTATCGAAGATGTAAAATCTGAACTCTATAAAAATTCAATCATGACAAAACATTATAAAGAAGATAATCTAATGCTTGTATATCACAAGTTTGATACACCATCATCTTCTAATCTAGAAAAAGTATGTAGATCACTTATTATTGATGTAACAACATTCGAACCTATATCATTTAGTTGTCTAAATCCAATTTGTAATAAAGAAGCACAAAAAATTCTTATTAACAATAGTTCTGTAAGTACAACATTTTATAGATGTTATGAAGGAAGTTTGATGTCACTATTTTACTATAATGATAAATGGTATCTTTCAACTAGAAGATGTTTGAATGCAAGTGATTCAGTATGGAATGAAATATCTCATTATAAAATGTTTATGGATGTTCTTGATAGTGAAGGATTGTCATTTGATCAATTCTGTGAAAAACTTGATAAAACAAAAGGATATTATTTTGTATTAATTCATCACAATATCAAAAATGTTGTAAACTATAGTTCAATATTTGGTGAAAATTATGCGAAACTATGTTTAGCTTTTGTTAGAGATAGTGTATCACAAATTGAAATTGAAGATTATGATATTCCAGACTTTAAAAATGTTTTCAAACCAGAACAAGTATCAATAGATGAATTTAGTGAAGAAAACAAACAGATTGAATTGGATATTATTAGTGAAGGTATTATTACGAGACTAAATGTTGGCGATAATTGGTATTTACTAAAACTACAAAATCTTTCATATCAATTTTCAAAAGCACTTGGGTCAGAATCAAATATCTTTAAAGGATACATTTATTTGTATCAAACTGGAACTTTAAAACAATATCTATCAAATAGTAATCATAAGAATTTTGACAAGATTGTAAATCCTTATAATCAAACTGAACAATTCGACACAGTTGGTGTTATTGATGCAGTATTTAAGGTATTAACTTCTGAAATGTTTGAATTATTTAAAATGTTATGGAGTTTGAAGACAAATGAACGATTGAATTCAACTCTATATCATATTCTTCCAAAAGAATATAAAGATATTCTTTTTGCATTAAGAGGAATTTATTTTCATATGAGAACTAAAAACATTGGTGAAACAAACAAAATAATGTTTGGTATTAAAGATATTTATAATTATCTTAAATCTGTCGATGTTGAACAAATTAGTGCATTACTAAGACAACGAAAACTTATGTTTAATTGGATTATTGTAGATCAAACTAATAACGAGCAATTAAAGAATTTTAGAAAAATTTCTGATAAGTGTGATAAAGTTCATTCAAAACTTACTGCAATTTACATTAACAAATTATTTCCAGAGATTCTACCATCTGATCTACCCTATATTAATCCGACCCCACCAACAACACCATTAAATTCACAAACCCCTGAATTGGTATTACCAGTATCTGAACTATGTTTATCAATTCCAGAATAATTCAATCATCATAACACCGGGCAATTTTTGAGATTTTAATGTTCTCTAATTATTTTAAATAAATTATAAAAAATTTTTTATAATTTATTTAAAAATTGAAAAATAAAGATAAAAACTAGAACTTATTTATTTTAATGAATCCTTATAATTTTACATATGAAAAATTTACTTATAATGTAAATATTTTATCTATAAATAATTTTAAATTAAGTGTCGGACAAAAAACTCTTTTCGATGATTCATCATTATCATTTTCGTATGGCCAGAGATATGGTTTAATAGGTAAAAATGGTTATGGTAAAACATCTTTATTAAAACAATTTAAATATATTTGTAATGAAGATAAATTAAGAATATTATATGTTGAACAAGAGTTAATTCTTGATGAAAGAAAACCAGTGCAATTTATAATAGATTCTAATATTAAATTAAAGTTTTATCAAGATCGTGTAAATTTATTACAAACTAAATTTGATAATGATGAATCTGAATTTAATGAAGAAATATATAAAGAATTAGAAGATGCTCAGATAAATTTAGATAGTTTTAATCCGGATAAAGAAGAATCATTAATTAATAAAATTTTATTTGGTTTAGGTTTTACAAAAGAAATGTTAGATCAATCTAGTAATCTATTTAGTGGTGGATGGCAAATGAGACTGTCACTTGCTAGATCATTATATTTAGAACCTGATTTACTATTATTAGATGAACCTACAAATCATTTAGATTTAGAAGCAATCATTTGGTTATCTGATTATTTGCAAACTTGGAAAAAAATTGCAGTAATTGTTTCTCATAATATTGGTTTTATAAATTATGTTTGTACTTATACTATGAATATTGAAGATAGAAAATTAATTACTTATAAAGGAAATTATAATAAATTTAAAAATACGTTTACTAAGAAGATGGCTGAAATGAAAAAAGAATATGATAAATTTGATAAAAAATTAAAAGAAGCAAAAAAAAAAGGATTAACTAAAGATAAATTAACTGAATTTATTAAGAAAAATGAAGTTCCAAGACCATATAAAGATTATGATATTAAAATTGAATTTTTAGATACAAGAAAATATAATACACCTGTTATTAAAATAAACAATTTATCTTTTTCATATGGCAATAAAAAAATATTAGATGATGTAACACTCGGATTAAGTATGGATTCTAGAGTAACATTAGTGGGATTAAATGGTTGTGGTAAATCTACTTTAATTAAACTAATTAAAGGAGAAATAAAACCCGACGATGGTGAAATTTTTATTCAACATGGGATTAAGATAGGTTATTATAATCAACATTTTGATCAACAATTACCTTTTAATAAAACACCAATTGAATTTTTACAAGATTATGCACCATCATCTGAATTAATAGGGAAAGATATTAATAAATATGAAATAGTTAGAAATTATTTAGGTAAAATAAAATTAGAATCCTCAGCACATAATAAATTAATAGGTGAACTATCAGGAGGTCAAAAAGCTAGAGTAGCATTTGTTAAACTTATTTTTGAAAGACCTCAAATATTACTTTTAGATGAACCTACAAATCATTTAGATATTGAAACTGTAGAAACTTTAATTGAAAGTTTAGAAACATTTGAAGGAGGTATATTATTAATTACACATGAACCTGAAATGATTGAAAGATTAAGTAATCAAATTTGGATGTTAAATAAAAATACTCAAAAAATTATAACTAATATTGAATCATATGATCAGTATTGTAATATTATATTAGAAACTTAGAAAAATTAAAATTTATTTTATCCATTCAATTATAATATTTTATGGATAAAAAATATAATCCATTGAGTACACACGATGAATCTGTAATAACCAAATATATTATCTCAAAAAAAGTAATCCATCCTACACATTAAAGAACATCTTAGTCATGACGGTTACGATAGGTATGGTTCCGAATCAAACTTATGGGATTTATATGTCTATACCAAGAACAATAAAACTGATAAAATCATTATATTAAATTATCATTGAGAAGATTAGTTTAATCATGGTGGTAATTCATATCGTGGTTATGGTAAAAACCATATGGAATAATTAATAAAAACAATTGGTAATATAATGAATTAATTAAAGTAATAGCTAAATCATCTTCTTAATTTTAACAAAGCAATTTTTCTTTTATTCATTAATATCTGAGATTTATTTTCAGTAACACCTGTATCTTTTATTTTATCAACAGTCTCATTTATTTTTACTTTATCAATATCAATATTATCATTATTTGAAATTTTACTATCAGTAGTTAAATTTTGAACTATTTTGTTTCTGTTCATTGTATTATTTCTATTAATTAATAATAATTTATTATTACTACTAAAATTAGATATTCTAGTAGATGGTTTACTACTTGTTAAATTATTAGTATTAGTAACTTTATCATCATCTAAAGTTGCAAAAAAAGTTAATTTTGATTTATCTAAAGCTTTATTATCTTCTTCTATAGTTGGTTTTGGTATTGGACTATTTACCCAAAAATCAATATTATTTGTTGGATAGTTAAAAAATTTGTGATTAATAACATATTCAAATGCTTTTTTACCATCTAATGGTGCTTCAATATTTGAATCAATTATAGTAGGAACAAT